GTGTATCTCCGATAGAAAGTTGCCAGTCGGTCCAACGTTCCACATATGTATAGTGTGTGAGCCATTGTTCTGTATGATCTCTTACTGTGTTTGGTCCGTTGGTAATAAAAAATGTCCCTCCGGTTCTTGGAATATGATGATAAAGATATAGATGGTTGTCTATTTGCATTTATTTGTCTTTGAAATATTTCTTTAATTTGTCGGCTTCACCTGAATGTTTTTCGTATTCAGGCATGGGTTGTTTTTGAACATCTAAAACTTGCCATGCTTCAGACCATTGTTTGTTAAACTCTACCCATCTTTCTCCTTCAGGATCCTGATCAGACTTAATAGCATCTTCAGGACACTCTGGTTCACACACTCCACAATCAATACACTCATCGGGTTTGATAACCAGCATGTTTTCTCCCTCATAGAAGCAATCTACAGGGCAAACTGACACGCAGGTAGTGTGTTTACACATGATGCATTTATCATTAACAACATACGTCATAGTGCTTAGATATTTTGTAATTTGATCATTGTAGCCGCAAGATTTATTTCTGGATCAGCAACCAGTGTGTGATCAACTAAACCTTGTTTGATTACAAGTATTGCTTTTTCTTGTTTGGGTTCATCACCAAACAGTGTGATATTATCATACAACCATTTGTAAATATCTTCAATCTCATCTGGACGTGCTTGACTGCACACCAACTTTCTGGCTTGACTTATTTTGCCTGCCTTAAACAATTCGGTCATTTCTAATTTGTAGTCTGCTTCTGCTTTGTCTGATTTATCAGGAGCAACCAATGTGCCATCTTGTGAATTCATCTGCACAGTGTTGATGCATTTTCTCAAGTCTGGATAAGTTGCTTTTACATAAGTGTCCAATACATCCAAGTCCGGAGTTATACCTTCATCCATCAATATCTTTGCCACTCTAGTTGTGAATTCTGTTTGGTCGATACGTTCAATGTGAAAGCCTTGACATCTTGAATGCAGTGCCGGAATAATTCTGTTAGGATAGTTACACGTCAATATGAATCTACTGGTTGTGTGATACTCTTCCATTACTCCACGCAATGCCGCTTGTGCGTTTGGCGACAAGTAATCAGCCTCATCTAGCAGTACAACTTTAAAGTCACCAAATGGGATCATCTGTACAAAGTTAATTATTTTGTCACGTACATCGTCTACCGAGTTGGTTCGTGATGCATTTATTTCTAAAATGTCTAAATCATTAAGTTCTAATTCATTAAATAGAATTTTAGCCAATGTTGTTTTACCTATACCAGCATTACCTGAAAATAACAAATGCGGAATAGTTTTTTCTTTTACCCATTGTTGCACTTGATTGCGTTGGTGATCATCTCTAAACACGTATCCGTCCACAGTTTTAGGACGATATTTTTCTACCCATAGTTCTTTCATATTAGATTCCTTTTTATAAGTTTTAGTATTCTTTGTCTCATTTTAAATTGATTAAAATATGCATAACATCTTTCTAATGTGATCACTTTATCTGTATGATCTTTAAGAGTACTGCACAACCATTCTGGACTTTTTTCTTCAAGGCGTTGCAGTTCTTGATCATCAAACTCAATTAATTTAATTTTTTCTGTTGTGTTAAACTTGTAGTATATTAACGGATCACCCTCCTTGATGTCAATACTTTTTGTGCCAGGCTTTATCATAAAAGCAGGTTTACCTGCAACTCTAAACCAATTACCAATGTCAAAACTGCTGGAAATAGTGTGTGTACCTTTTGTAAAATCATTTTCATCATAGTACGCAGGCAATTGTGTAGCCTGTAAAGATTTTTCTGCAAAAAACAAATATCCAATCCCCAATTGATGTATTCCCCATTTGCCCTGAGGATCTCCTATAAATGATTTTGCAAAATCCAGATCTTGTTTAGTGATATTCATTTTTTTAGTAATGATGTCTATATCTATTGTGATGTCCACAGGCGATTTAATCACAAACACATTTTTTAAATCATCCACAATGGCTGGACATTTAGATACTAATGGGCCAAAAAAAGTTTGATAGTCCAGATGTTTTAGTAAAGGTTCAGGAGCAGGTATACGCAATCCACTCATCATTGAGGAAGGATTCAATCCCATTGCTTGTAGGTCTTTGTGCTTTGGATATGATCTAGTCCAATAAACTTTAATCATAATACTTCCTGTATTCTTGTCCTATGCCTGACAGTATTAATAACACATAAGCCAGTGGCCAATATGCACCTGTTAAAAACCCTGTTAGGTGTAAGGTCATTAAAACAATTCCAGTTAGTCCAGTGGTATTAATTCCAGAGTATGAATGTGGTAATTTCATACTGTTAGTATATTAGGTTATGTGTTAGAAGTCAAGAATTAATTTATTACTTTGGCAGAGTAATAGTCATCTGGTTTACGATCACCTCGTAATAAAATTGATTCAGATTCAACCATCCAAATTGTTTTTGTTTCTTTTGATTTCGGATCTTGCATTTTGATGCCTCTACTCCAACGTCCATGTTGAATTAAGATCCAGTCGCCTTCTTTTAATTCACTGGGTGCTTTTGGTCCCACTGCTAAAACTTTAGCCCATCTTGGTTTTATTCCATGCACAACACCGTCATCGCCAGGAATAATTAATCCAGACTTTGTTTTATAAGCCTCAAAGTTCATGTCAGTGACAAGTACTCTGGTTTTAATTGGTTTAAGATTGCCTTCGTAAATTCTAAAATGTGCCGCCATTATTGTTCTTTTTTAACAAAGTTTCCTTCTGCATCTTCAACCCATTCTGCATCAGATTGTACATCTTCTTGCTTAGGTGTCTCTTGTTCAACAGTTTCTTGTTTAGGTGCTTCTTGCTTAGGTTGAGCAACCTGTTGTTTTTCAGGAACTTTTGCAGGATTATCTCTGTAGTAATCTGCTAGAACATCTTCTCTTTTCTTAATAATTTTGCCACCAGGTCCTAACTCATCACCACGAGCATTCACTTTTGCATTTCCAACTGCTGGAGTCAGCTCATTTCTTTTACGCAACAAGTCCATGTCAATAGGCTTGCCTTGCATTGTTTTATAAGTCTTTTTTCCTGTTTGTTTAATAGCCATTATATTTTTCTCCTATTATGTATGTATTTATCTAATGAACTCTCGCCAGTCCAGCTCATATTGAATCGAGTCTACTTTGTGTACACCCAACAAGAACAAAACGTAACTTGCCACAGAACTGCCTCTGCCAACGCCCCACACGATGTTGTTTTCTCTCATGTATGATACCAAAAAGTGCATAAATTTCAGCACAGGCATTAAATTTTTGGATTTCAATGCTGTGATTTCTTCTTGTACTCTTGTGTGTGCTTCATCAGTATCTGGACATATATTCATTATGTGTTTTTCAACATCAAAATTTTTGAAACTGTTTGGCATAAACCATTCTGATTGTAATGCTGAATCAAATTCTGATTGATCAATATCTATGTGTTGATAGTATTTCAGCAAGTTGCCAATTTCTGTTTCTTTTACACTTTGATTGAATTCTTCTGTGTGTGCATTTTTTTCACACAACACTTGATCTATCTTTTTAATATTGCCTTGATATATTAATTCTACCAAATCATCTACACCAAAACTGGGCACACCCAAAGAATCTAATTTCATAAATGTATTATAACTTATTTGTGATTAAAAGTCAATAGTATTGATATACTAATCTACGTTGATCAAATTGTCAAGGTCAGAATCAGATTGTTTTTCCAATTCTGCTTGTTCTTGAGCATACCTTAATTTAAGTTCTTCTTGATAGTCAGTAAGAAAATAAAATATTTGGTTTTTGATCTGAGGATTTGTAGCACTGAGATATTTTTTTCTTAATTCGTTTAATTTTTGTTCTAATTCACTGGTAGGAACTTTGGATAAGTTTTCAGTCATTGGATGAGTGTTGTTGATTGTCATTATTCAAATTTACCAACAAACTGCATGAACACAGTCAACCCACCGTCATAACTCCAAAATTTATACAATAGAGGATTGTTTGCATCGTCAACTGCAACAGGATTTGTGTAACCTGTTTGGACTTTGATTGTTCCACCTGCTACTGTGTCAAAAGTAACATTTTTTGAATCTGCATTGTTGGATTTTAATTCAATGTAAACAACATCCATGTGTCCATTGACACTTGACCATTCACTAAATTTGAGTGTTACTAATGCACTACAAGTGAATTTTTGATAATGTCCATTGCTGATATTGATATCTTGTGAACTAGAAACTACACCACCGTCAAAAATTTTGATTTTATTGTTGATCATCAAAGCATTACTCAATTCATTGCTTTGAAAATTGTTGTTTGCATTTAATTTTGCAGTGTTATTTTGTAGACTGGTAATTTCTGATTGGGCTGTTGAAAAATTAGTTTGAATAGCGGTAAAATTATCTCTAAAGCCTTGACTAGGATTATCCTTGCCTGCTTCAGGAAATTGCTCTGCTATATCGTTTGGGTTTATATTGCTTGCCATACTATTACTTATATTTATCTATAAATTGTACTCATAATTTGGAAACAGCACATATTGTTGATCTGATCTTTCATTAGATTTAGAAACCACGTATCTATCAATTTCAAAGTTTATGTTTTTGATATCAAAATCATTATTTTGAATTGCACTCAACACAGTTGCACTGGTACCTGGCTTACAGTATGCTAATGGCACTGCTGTGATATATCCTAATTGTGTGACTGATTGTCCTTGTGGTGTACGCATCCATAATGGCAACATTGATCCTTTTGTATTTCCTGTTGCTTTTACTTGATCACGCATATTTGTGATATTGCTGATGTACTTTGTGTTTTCTTCGCTGGCACTGGTTTTAATAAATGTACTGTCAACTTTAATCACATTATTAATTGGTCTATTTCTATAAGGATCTGTTGGTGCATTGTTTTGTACTTTACCAACCACAACAGGTAGTCCACCTCTTAACTCCACAATTAATTCTCCGTTTTCGGCATCGAACACAAGATTACCGCTTCTAGCCACAATCTGTAAGTCATCACCTATCGCTTGGGTTATCAATTGATTGCCTGCTTGATTAAACAATTGATAAAAAGCACCACCAATGTTTAGCCTTGTGGTATCATCCAGGACCTCAATGTCTGTTTGATCTATTGTGATTCGTTTTGTGTCTTTAGGTTGGAATGATTTAGAAACTTTCCCATTAGTAGAATCTTGTTGATCAACTATTTCAGCATATATTACTTCGTAAATTGTGTCGGTTGTTCCTTCAAATTTTGCCTCAGCAACTTTTATATCTCCAAAATTAAATCTTCTGCGTTTGTGATTAACTGCCACAGCACTCACATATTTTTCCACATTCTGTGTTTCAATTCCTGCATACACCAACATGTGTAAGTCTTTTTGAATACCAAACTGTGCATCGCTGGGTCTGTAAATATTTTCCGGATTGAATATATCTGGATCACTGATAAAATCTTTAAACAGTGTTCTTTGATGCTGTACAAGAAATGGCTTGACGTATAAATCTGAATATTCCTTGGGATCAGAAACATCTATAGTGATGTTGAATTGTTTGTTTTCACTGGTGAATCCAAATCTGTCTCTGGAAGTAACTGTGAAATCGTATTTTCTATCAATGCTGGTAGAGCCTGCATCTAATGTAAAATCTCCACCATCGATAAAAGTTACAGATTGTCCATCCAATGCTCCATTGATTTCTCCATTTATACTCAAAGATAGTCCTGGTGGTAAAGAACCGTCTATCAAGACATATTTTAAATTTGCATCTGTAACTGTACTGTTGGCAGTAATACTGTAATTGCTAACTTCATCTGGAGTGATTGATCCTATAGACGAATCAGATTGCCAAGTAATTGTGCTGTCCACTTCTCCTAAAATGTTTACTGAAAAAGTTTTTGTGCTTTCGACTGCTTTGTCTGTACTGCCTGTTAAAAATAATTTGAAATAGGTATCACCTTGGAATGCACCTATACTAATATTTTGTTGATTAGTGAAATTTCTTTCTAAAGGTTTACTCAATATCAATTTGTCAATTGCTGTTGCGTTAATGTTTTGTAGTGCAGGTTCACCTTCATCTAACACAGTTTGTATGTCTTGAATAACATATTGTTCACTGCTGGAAAAAATTAAAGTTTTTCCAACATATTTTTGTTTGTCTATTCTATTGTACACAAAAATTTCATTGTTGGCTCTGACAATTGGTGTTGGATTACTACTGTAGGTGTCCGGATTGTACACAGTATTTGTGTATGCTAACAAGTCATTTCCTTCAAGAGCTCTGCTCAATGTTAAAACATCATAGAAATCATTGGTACCATCAACTGCTAACACCACATAAGTTCTGTTGTTGACTGTAATTGATTGGTTGATTAAAGAATTCAAATCATCTATACCGTCTTCCAATCCCAATGACAGTTTTGCAATTTTCAATTGATCTGTGCCTTGTATTTGATCTTCAAAAGGATTAATTGTAACTCCGACTAATTCATTCTCATTGCCATATCGCAATGCACTTACTGTGAATTTATAATTTTTAGAAACTGCTGGTTGGTATGGAATTCTTCCTGCCACTTCTCCAGTTATTGTGTCTAACACTGTGCCTGGTGGTAATTGTGTTTGTGTGCCATCATCATTTTGATTTTCTAGTACATATCTTAATAAACCTTGGGTGGCGTTAGGATCAAATATTTCTAAAAACAGTGTGACATAATTGTTTGCTCTGCGATATCCAAGATCACTTGGTGTTAACCATTGAGGTTTTCTCAAGTATGTACCATCTGAAGTAAATGTTCCTGTGCCTACTTGCATGATTGTGTTGTCTGCTCTTAAAAAATCTTCACCTATGACAAATATTTCAAATGGACGTATTACAGTATTAATACCATCAGTGACTGCAACGCTAAATTGATAATTACGATTTAATTTTTTAGGTTGTCTTGAAGTATCGTTAATTGACAAATCATAGTAAAAACTACTTGCCGCTCTTACACCTTGATCACCGAAATCAAATAGAAATCTGTCATAATCATTTGAATCATAAGTGCCTGTTCTCGATTCAATGTCCAAAGCCAATATTGGATCTATCACACCTGTGATCAATCCTGTTTTACTCAAACTTAAACCTGGAGGTAATTGACCTACTTCATCTGGAATGTAATATTCCAGTGTGTCTCCTGCTGATACATCAATGTCTGTTGCTGTTAATTGATATTCAACTCTAGCACTGTCCAACACAAACAATTGATTGTTTGCTCCTATTGGTAATTTTCCTTTTGGAGTTACCCATAGTGGTGAGTCAGGACCTTCTAAATTTAAAAAAAATGTTCGATCTTCAATGGATTCATTTAGATTTGCTCGCAACACAAATTTAAATTGAGTGCTCCGCACAACTTCTAAAGGTGTTCCTACAATATTTGTGTCCGATATGGTCACACCTAAAGGTAAATTTCCACTTATTAATTTTATTTCATCCACACTATTCACAGGCAACGAAATGTCCAGTGTACTTTTTTCTTCAAAAGTACCCAAATTATATCCGGTTGTGACTGTCCAGAGACTGCTCATAGTAACTATATTTATCGTGAAGTGTATTAGGCTATAGAGCCTAAATCAATATCAATAGTGCCTGGCGTTACAATTGTGCCAAGATTTACTGGATGTATAGATTCAAAATATTCTATCCAGTTGGTGATACCTGCTGTTAAGGTTCCAAAATTAAAACCAATCAATGAATCTAGATCAGTTACATCTTGTCCTTTTATTAAGGCATCAATATTACCTACTTGTAAGGTGCTTATTCCAACTATTTGATTGTTGTTGGCATTCAATGTGCCACCCAAAGATGGATTAGATTCATTTGCTAGTCTTGAGTCTATTGTGAGTTGCTTGATGCTGTTACCATTTACACCAAGAGTCGTTGTTGTTCCACCTGCTCCTGCAAATTTGAAAAGATCCGTTGCTCCAATAGGATTTATTACACCTGCATCTGCTGTGTATTGAAGGGACACAATACCTGTTGTATTGATTGTGATTTGATTGTCATCTACAGCCAGTGTTATGTTTTGACCTGCTGTGATGTTTTTGAATTTTAAATTGAAACCATCTTTTTCTTTAAACACGCCAGCAGTTGTAACTGAATCAGCAAATTGATTTGATGCTGTGGTTTGCTCAGGATTACGTGCATCCAATTCCAAGAAGTTGTTGTTTACTTTGATAAACGCTTCTCTTAGATCATCACCTGTACCGTCGTTTGCTATATTACCAATGTTGATTGTGCTTACTGTCATATCAATATTTATCCTATGCTAAACGGTCTCTGACCTTTGAGAGGAAAATAAGCCACTCTGTTTGGCCCACCGTGTATGGTACTGTTTGTGGTGTAATCATCAGTGTTGCCGGTATCATTTAAGTTGGCAACTGCATTTGTTTCGAAAAATTTTTTTACTTGAGATGGTGTCCAATCAGGATGTGCTTGTAGTAAACAACCTATCATTCCACACATTTGAGGAGCCGCCATGGAAGTACCTGAATATTTTGCCTGACGCCAATTAGCATCTAAATAATAAGAAGAACCTTGATTGTTGGGTTGGGCACTGATGATGTATCTACCTGCTGTGTAAATGTTTACTGCTGGTCCGGATTGGCTGAATCCTGTTTTTCTATCACGATACACAGCACCATCTTGTACATCAAAGGCATCTGTAGCACCCACCATGAATCCTTCATTTAAATCTCCTACAGGATTATCATCAGTAACATTAGGACCACTTAATGTGTTTCCACCTTCATTCACAGATGGTGAACCTCCTCGGTGATAATACATGTAGTAAGCACTGCCACCAGCATCAATTGAAATGTAATTGTCATAGTCGACTCCTCCAGGAACATCTATTTTCATAGAATCATTTCCTGCGGCGCAACAAACATTGATACCATTATTGATCAACGTTTCAACATCAGCGTCTATGGAAGCATATTTTCTTGGATAACCATAAGTCGATCCACCTTGAAATTCACCTGTTAAACCTTTATCATCTAAATTGCTTAAGAAATTATCATTGTGGGCAACGCCTCTGTAACGTCCTCCTGTGATGTCATAACCTGTGCCAGGGTTAGAAAATTTAACTTGATTTGGCTGAGTGGAAGCACTGATATACCAAACATAACCAAAACTCATGTTGACCACTGTGGGTCTTTTTGTACCCGTGTTAGGATCGATTGGTTTGTTGTTGTGCCAACCTATGAGACAATCAATCATGTTGTCCCAACTGATACTATTTCCTGAATTAGCATATAGAGTGATGTTGTAGATTTTAGCATTCTTGGCCCATCCAAATGTTTTACCTGCCATGGTTCCAATACAGTGTGTGCCATGACCATTTGTGTCTGTGTAGAAGTTAGCAGGCTGTGTGCCAGACACACCTGACTCTGCGAACCAATCAATCTGTTGCAATCTTGTGTTACCGTCTGCATCTTCCCATTCTGGATGACCCACTTGAATTCCTGTGTCCACAATAACCATATCAACCCCAGTGCCGTCCAACACATAATCATAAGTACCACCTGGATCTGACAGGCTGTTGTTGAATATGTTGGTTTGATTAATGTGTCTTAACAATCCCCAATTGTCATTTTGTCCAGTTGCAGTGCTCAATCTGTTAAAATTTCCATCTTGGAATGCTCTTGGCATAGGTTCCGGAATGTCATCAACTGCTTGAACAGCCAATATTCTTGAATCCAGAGCCAGTTTCATTGCTTCGTCTTCAGTTAAATTGTAGTGTGTGTTTCTTGGATTATTTGCTCTTTCCTTGACACATTCACATGATCGGTCTGGCACAATGTTTGAATCCACAGCATCATTGGCACTGGTGTCGTTGATAATTTCATTATGGACATCACGCCAATTGATATCTTTTTTTACTGTGACGATGTATTCTTTTTCAGACATTAATGTCTCCTACACGTTGGTATCATCAACCACATACTTCCAAACACTGCCATTGTAGTAAGCAGGTTTGTAACTGTTATCACTCACAGCAACTATTGAACCTGCACTCGCAACGAAACTTGCCAATTGTGCTGAAGTTTTATTTTGCAATTTCATAGGTGCATCTAATTGCACTTCTGAAACAGGATCAAGTGTTATTGTGGTTGGTGATGAAATTGTGTAAGTGCCTACTAAACTGGATGGTGCTTGAAGTGTGTTTGTTTCAATAGAGGTTGCTATTATATTTTCAACCGACAATGTGTTGTTGTTGTTATTCCACGACATTGCAGAACTGGCTCCTAACACACCGTTGTTGTTCCATTGTAGTTGAGTGTTGGCTCCTGCAGGATCCACAGCAAACGTCACACTGTCGCCTGTAGGATCTGTGGTAATTTCTATGTTGTTGGTAGCAACCAAAGTCAAATTGTCTGTGGCTTGGTCAGCACCCACAGTGGATTCTCCGTCCACCACAATGTTTCCAAATGCATTTCCTCCACCACCTCCTCCTAATTCGATTCCTGCGATTTCGGTGTCCACATAAGTTTTCACTGCTTGTTCTGTTGGCACAGCAGAAGTAGAATTTCCAGACAATGTTGCATCTGAACTGAATTCATTAATTGCAACACCTTGTGCAAATTGTAAAGAGTTAATGTTACTGCCATCAAATGCAATACTCACAACATCACTTGAAATTGATGTGGTAATACCTGCACCACCTTCCAATGTGATTGAATCTGTGGCTGTGGTTGCTGTGAAACTGCCTGTGTCTGCTGTGACTGTTTGAATTAAATTTTGATCTGTTTCTGTGAATGTGCTGTTGATTGTGATTGTGCCTGCATCTGTTCTCACAACGTTGATGTCTGTGCCATTTGCAAATACAACTTCATCAATAGCACCACCTGCCTCACTTAATCTCAATGTGGTTTGTTCTGAAATATTTTCTTCTGCTGATATGGTGTAAGAATTAACTGTGTTTGTGGCATTGATAGTGAGTGTGTCTCCATCTCTTCCTAATGTAACATTGTTTCCTTCTTTGAATACCACTGAATCTGTTAGAGCCGCATTTGAAACTAATTGTAAAAGTTTTGTGTCCGCAGTTAAACCTTCTGCCAAGTTCACTGTGTATGTGGTGTTGCTGTCTACACCTGTTATGGTCAACACTGTTGTTCCGTCAACATCTGCGGCTGATGTGGTGATTGTGCCTGCACCTTCAAACTTGACTGTGTTGTTTCCTGCCACTGTGATTGGTACGGAATCATCACCTGTTACCTGGATACCTGTGATGTCTCCACCTTGTACAACTATGGTGTCTCCACCTGACTGTGTGATTGTGGCAAATGAAAAACCACCTGCTCCATCTGTTTGTAAAAACTGTCCTACATTTCCATCTGAAATGTTCAACTGTGTCAGTTGTGTTGGAATTCTATTGGTTACATCTGTTAGACTGCCAACATCTGTTGGAATGGTTGGCTTGCCTGTAAGATCGTTGTATGATCCTGAAAAATTTACACCGCTTATCGAAATTGTGCCTGTTTCGATACTGCTGGCATTAACAATGCCCGAATTAGTTAAATCAAGACTATCACCTGCTGGTAATTCTTTTATCTTGTTGCCATCGTTTTGATCTACAATAAGTGGTATTCTGTTTGCCATATTTTTATCCTTATAATGCCGCTATCCTTGTTTTAAAATCATTGAAGTCAAAACTTGCCGCCACTTCTGCTTTTAATGTTGCTAAATCAATTGTTTCAACTACCAAGTAATCTGTTCCTGCTACTGCCGCCGAAATATTGCCGGCGCCGTCTGCTTTTACTATGCCGTTTACTGCACCAACTATTGGATCTGTTTCTGCTTCTACTACATTGGCAGTCAGTGCGAACGTGCCAGGAGCACCACCTGGAATAGTGTGATTGTTCAGTGTGCCAGCCGTTATACCGCCTACACCACTGATATCATTGCCACCTAAAGCAAGTGTGCCTGTGATGTTGATATTTCCTGTTCCTGTGATATTGTTAGAATTGAGATCCAAATCGCCACCCAGTTGCGGAGTGGTATCTGACACCACATCAGTGATTCCGCCACTTGATTGTGGAACCCAGTCATAGTCAGAACCAGTCCAACTCAACACCTCGTTGTTGTTGGCAGTGCCTTGGTTAAGATGTGCGTCCACATCTGAATCTGTGTATGCTGTTGGAATGGTTGGCTTGTTTGACAAACTGTTGTAATTACCATCAAAAGCATCTGTGATTCCGTATCCTGCTATTGTGGTTGGTGTTGCTGACAATGAACTGAAAGCACCATCAAAAGCATCTGTGATTCCGTATCCTGCTATTGTGGTTGGAGTGTTTGTAACATTTGAGAAATCTATTGAACTGACTGATATGTTAGTCAATGCTGAACCATCCAATGCCGGCAGTGCACCAGATAAATTTTCTGCTGGTATTGTACTGCTTACAGCATCCACCAACAATGTAGAATCATCACCAAATATTGAACCAGATATATCTTTAGCAGAGTTGCCTGTTGCCGCATACAATTCAGTGAAGTTGTCGTTGATTTTATCAAACGCCGTTCTTAACGGATCACCATCACCTTTGTTTGCACTTGAACCTATGTTGATATTTTTTTGTGTCATTATACTCTACCTACCACTGCTTCCACAATACCCTCACCGGCATCTGTTTTGTTTTGTAATGCTTTACCAATCACTGTGCCTGTGGTTGCACTGTTGTCTCTAATTGCGTAACCAGGTGTGGTTGAACTCACCAACATGTCACCTTTTTGCACAATGCCTAACACTTTGACTGGAGTTCTTCCTGTCAATGCCACTGCTGTCACATGATCACCTTGCAATGCACTGTTCATCAAGTGTGCTGGATTTTCTGAAACAACTCCTGCCACTCTTGTGTCGTTTTTAACACCTGTTGTGGTTACTTCTTGCTCACCACCAAATATTAAAACTGTGCCCACATCATATGAATCATCTGCAAGATAGTTCTCCGCCAAGTCAGCGTACTGTGCCTGAGTTGCTGTACCGTTGAATGTTACTGCGTACATGTTGTTGAATCTTAAAAAGTCATTAGCACCTGGTGTGGTTTCATCTCTACCAATGTTGACAGCATTTGTGCCTGGCAATATTTCACCCACATTAGATCCTGTTGTGCCTGTCATCACAGCAACAACTTCACCATCTGCCACAAATGATATACGACCGTCTGTAAATGTACTGTTGTTAATAAAAGGACTGTTGGCTCCTAAACCAATACCAGAGAAGTTGTCTGAATTACCAACATTTTCTTGAGTTTCAATTGCGTTGGTATAAACATAATCCACTTCTAATGAAGGATTTAACAATGTGTTGCCTACACCATCAAAGTTACTTGCACTGTATCCACCTGTTTTGGTTGATCCAATTGCCACTGTTTGTGTTCCAAACAATGTTTTTGAATTATTAGCAGTAGAACCTAACACATCAAGTGCTTTTACTCCTCCTTCAGTGTAAAATTGTAGATTTGATCCATCCAATATCATGTTGACGTTGTCACTGCCAACAGATAAACTGGTTACTCTTGTTGTTGCAACACATTGTTAAATCCTTCATTAGAAGTGGATTATGTTTATACCAACGCAATTGAAACTCAAGAAAATGTTGGTAATTCAGACAAC